AGCAGTGGTATCAACGCAGAGTACTTCGGGCATCCGTTACGCTGGAATTGCGAGAAGCACTTAACGCTGTGCGCGGAATTTGTTGCATATAACGTCTATGCGAGCGTATAATAGATAATTATCAAATGTTTTATTTAACCTGCTACTGTAATTAAAATGCCAAGAGTTAAACATTTCACACTGGAAGAACGTAAAGAGATTGAAAAACTTATAAAGAGCGGTTTTAGATTCAAAGAAATTAGCATAAAATTAAACAGAACATACAGTTCTATCAAAGGCGAAAAAAGACGATGCCCGGATGAATACAATGCCGAAAAAGCCCATAATTCATACTTGGATGGGATTCGTAGACGAATAGAAAAAGTTCGTAGACCTCTCACAGACCTGCAAATAAAAAAAATGGAAAAGATGGTAAGTCAGAAGAAGACCATATCTTCAATTAGACTCGCGTTAGGTTGCTCCTATGATAGAGTAAAAGCTTGGATAAACAAAAATGCTGAAGGATATGTGGGCGGAAAAGTGTCTTGCTTAGAGGACAGATTAACAAACATTGAGCAACAAATCGAAATTATTTTCGAAATACTAAAGGAGAAAACGTGAGCATTCAAAGTACAAAAGATTACAGTATCTTTAAAAAACATGTATCAAACCGGGAGCTTACTAAACCCAATATCCAAAGACTGATTGCCTCAATTCAGTCCAGGAATTTGCTTGAGTTTAGGCCCATTATCGTCAATTCCCACATGGAGGTGATAGACGGGCAACATAGGCTAGAAGCTGCTAAGTTTCTTAATGTTGAGATTTATTACAAGATTGATGCAGTTTCAGAAATGGGTGACATTCTGTTATTGAATATAAATCAAAAGACATGGGGATTAGATGATTACTTAAAGTATTATCTATCTATTAAGTCGGAAGAATACATCAAATTAAAAACCTTTATGACTAATCAGAAGATTGATATTAGACAAGCGCTCAGACTAATCAATCAATCTTCAACGTATGGATTCAAAAGCTTTAAGAACGGAAGGTTTAAATTTCCCACCGAAACAGATTTTATGGACATGATGATCTTGATTGAGAGTTTTCATGAAGTCATTGCTCTGATTTCCAATCACAAGGTTGACGGAAAACACATTTGCGTACGGTGTAAATTTAAGGATGTTCTTTTAGAGTTCTTGAGAATACCGGAATTAAAAATTGAAACTTTCAAGAAAAAGCTACTAATTAATCTGGATAAGGTAAGAGTTTGCGCAAATTCTGGGGAATATCATAACATGTTCAAACAGATCTACAACTGGAATAATCATAATCCATTAGAATAGAGAACCAGGGAATGTAGCTCAGTCGGTTAGAGCAGCTCACTCATAATGAGCCGGCCAAAGGTTCGAGTCCTTTCATTCCCAAGTTTATGTTTTTCACTATCCCAAAAGTGAGGTTGATTGATGGTCTATTTGCACACAGTTTTTACGTTAACTGTGACGCAACGCACACGCTTTTGACGTAGTTATTTACTAACTAAAAGCCCCTAAACGCTTCTGAAGCTCTTTCATTTTGTTATAGGCATTTTCTTGCCCTTTGGCAGAAAAATCTCCTGCATTGTTGTAAGGAGCTGTTCCCACCCCTGAAGGATGGTAAAAAGGAGTGCGTTTATTTTGGTCAATTGTGGCCTGGATGTTAGATTTTGGTTCTTCTTTCTTATGTAATCCCAAATCCTTGATAGCATCATAAACTAATTGTTGCCTCTCGAAGCCTTCGGGCATATTTAAAATGCTCTTGGCCATTTTAGGATATTTCTCCGCAAATGTTTGAGCATGTTCCATGATATCTGTAAAGTCGGCATTGGTTTCCAGCCACATCTGCTTTCTTTCATTAGCTAGAGCCGCTTGGACAGCCTGGTTGATCCGGTTGTCGGTCTCTCCCACTATTTTCTTTTCCATGCGATCCTGGGCCTTTCTAAGGCGTCTATGATCGACATACGGTTCATCTGACGGTTCCTCATCATCGTCATCTGATTTCCCTTTGGATTGAACAAGACGTTCTAATTGAGACAATCTCTCTTCAGCCTGTTGCCGGGCTTGTTTCTCTTGATCAAGTTTTCGGGTAAACATTTCTTCCTGTTTACGGAAGTTCAATTCCTTATCGGATGGCTGTGCCACAACTGGGGTGGTTGATTCTGGGGTTACTGACATTTAATCCTTTGCCTTGACGCTGGCTTGCGAGTTAATGAATAATTTATTATATAAACTAAATTATTTATTAACCGCTACACCGGAGACTCAATGAAACTAAACCGATTAGAGACTCACGATCGATTTGAACACTTCACGAAACAGAAGTTTGACATTGGGGAATGTTGTCAGGATTTGATCAACAAAAGACCATTTGGAGATCATCCATTTTATGTCTTTGCTCACACTAGAACCGATGATGACGGAGTTACAAAGCGTCTAATTTGGCAGCCGAGGCTTACTAAGCCCAAAGCACAATCTAACTCCATGCTGTTTAAGGCATATCCAGGCACGGACAATGTTAAAATCATTTGGATGATTCCAGACAGAGCTTTGTGGTCTCAATATGACAAAGGACTTATCACAGAGAATAAGCTGGTTAAAGAGAGTATCAACGACTTCCGGTTTAATAAAAAAAAGTTGGAACAAAATGAACCTGATGATATGTCAGAGGAACAGATAAACGCTGTTTACAAAGAGATATCATTCAATGCCAACCAAGCCAAAGAAAGAGACAAGCTCATCAAGCAATCCAACCCCATATCTAGCCAAGCCCCGAAGGGATTCGCGCGCGTGGACATATAGCGAGAACAAGCTTTTAGATCAGATCACCACAGAAATCATGACAAATTGGCATGACGATCTTGTCATGATGCGCGAGCATTATAAGCTTATCACTGAGACGGCTAGTGAATATAAAACAGCCTATAAATGGTTGAGTGACAGACTGCCTAAGATAATGGAAGCCATAAAGGCTGCGGATTTTGTAACCCATACGGCATACATCCAAGAAGACATTCATTCCATAAAAGGGTCAATCGGTTCAATCGGTCAAGCCACTGCCAATACCAATGACAGAATTACGCACATTGGTTCTAGGCTTGACAAACTTGAAATGGAAACACGGGAAATGATTTTTTATATCCGTGGCATAGCCATTGAAAAGCATCACAAAAAACCCTGGTGGAGACGCCTTTTATGGAATATGTAAAAATCAATAGCCTGTGGAAACGGCAGGGATGGTACTTTGAACAGAATAAAAAGAAATCCCAAGAATATCAAGACGGTAGACAATCCTTTATAACTGGAGACTATGCGGAAGAGGAATTTGGCAACATTAAGAAGTGGCATGTTGAGGAGAAAGTAGATGGAACAAACATCCGGATCATGTACAAAGATGGAAAAGTTACCTTTGGAGGACGAACAGATAATGCTCAGATCCCTTGTAACCTCCTACAACATCTCGTGGACACGTTTACAGAGACCGCAATGCATAAAGCCTTTCCGTGCGCAGAAGATCAGCCTTATCCAAATGTTGTTGTCTACGGGGAAGGTTATGGGCCAAAGATTCAATCCGCTGGTGGAAACTACCGCAGAGACGTCGGTCTGATCATGTTTGATGTCAGGGTTGGTGGCTGGTGGTTAAAAAGGGAAGATGTTACAAACATAGCCTCTGTTCTACAAGTGCCCATGTGCCCCTCCCTTGGCCTTATGGTAGAGAATCAAATCGTGGAGTTCGTTAAGTCAAAGCCTCTAAGTCTTTGCAGCATGAATCCTCAAATGATGGAAGGGGTCATTTGCAGATCTGATCCTCTGGTATTATTCCGGAACGGTAAGCCGTTGATGTGGAAGCTAAAGTGTAAGGAATTCTGATAGTTATTTATTACTAAACTGGAGTAATTATGTTCCGATGGTTGAAAAGTAAGTATAAAGAGAAAGTTGAAACAACATTAAACAATTTAGAATATAGATTGGATACCCATAAAAATCACTTCCATAAGCTTGAGGAAGAAATAGTTATACTAAGAAAACTAGCTAATTTAAAAGAAAATAAAACTTTAGAAACTTATAGTAATAGATTTATGTCAAATCATGGAGATTATGAACACAGAGTAGAAGAAGATAGAAAAAATCTAAGAGAAGAAGGTTTTGACTTTTGTTACAAAAGAGAAGATGGCAATGAGATCTGGGCTAAGTATTAAACCACCTGAGTACTGATGGATTGGATAAACGTTAACGACAAAGTGCCTGCCCACATGCAAAAAATAGATGTGTATGTGGAAAACCCCTTTTTTGGGTCATTTGAAAGAACAAATCCTGCTGTATTTTTGTGGTTTAAAGGGGACGATGAAGGATCGTTTTATGATAGTGAAGAACCAATACACTTAGATTACATAACAAAATGGAAGCCTAAACCACCTGAGTAGGCGCTGTTCCCAGTTTCTTCTTAGATACCGGTATATACCCTATGGAATCGCTGCGCATCTTGCCCATTGGGTTTTTGAAAGCAGTTCCCCAGAACATGCCCATTGGGCCGGTTTCATTGGGTGTAGTGCCGGATTCCGGGCTGTTGACGCCTCTGCCCATGAAGTTCTTAGGATTATAGGTTTTAGTTTTGGGTATCTGTGCCATAATCTATAGTCGCATCTATTGTTAGAGGTTCATAATCTCCTGATGGAACATATACAAATGTTCCTACGCCCTTATCTTCTTGGATGAGAACAAACTGATCTATTGGAAAATCAACCTTTTTTGTCTTCATAGGTGAATATCTCATTAGGTGAGAATTGCATTGTAGATTGGGGTATTACACCGGCTGACATTGGTCTAGCTTTAAACTTGCCTGTAGGCTGTGTGATGCCGACTCCATAGTAGTCTCCACCCGGAATGCTCCCAGAGGTTCGATTGTCGTAGGATGGGGCTTTAAATGACCATTCAGGACGACCGTTGGTCTTTTCCTTAACTGCGTCCCTGTCCTTGAAAGGCTTGTTCTGCTTAATTGCAGTCTTGAACTCTTCTTTGGAACCCATTGGATCATCGGACTTATTCTTAACAACCATATACAACCTCTACATATAAAAAGAGGGTAACGCTTAAGGGCGCACCCCAACAGCAGATTTTACCAGGATGGCTCTGCATGGGCCTTAAATGACGCATTTGGTCGGGTCAACCTTGACGGATTAATGCGTAAAATCTCCGTTGAATTGATCGGGTAGTCCCAATCACTTGCCCATTCAAAATCTCAACTATCTGGGATTTCCGGATAGTTGCTTAGTTTCTATAACCAGGCTTCATGCGACGACCTTCAGCTTTAGCAATACCGGCCTTCTGGTCGCGTAAGATATCTTCTGTGGTCTGGTCGTACTGCTCTTGAGCGCCAGCGCCTTCAGCGGACACTTCCGTTCTAACCTTATGCGGGCCTTCAGGGAATACAGTGTTCTTGCTGCGGTTTCCAAAAGGTGAACCATGGTCATCAATTCTTTGTGGTTTAGACATAAAACTCCTAGTTTCTTTATAAATCGAACTTTAAATTATTTTGTATATGATTCGCAAGCCTTGCATTAGCAATATCGCAATATTCTTGCTGCTTTTCTATGCCTATGCACCTTACACCAAGTTTATGAGCTGCGAGGACAGTTGTGCCAGAGCCGGCAAAAGGATCGAGTAGGATGCCATCTTTTGGAGGCATGATGAGTTTAATTAGATATTCCATAAGTTTAAGAGGCTTGACTGTTGGATGCGTCGATCTTTTTTCTTTCCAATTTCCTTCGTCGCTTATTATGGACAGCATTTTCAATACAACATTGCTTACACCAAGGGCTGATACCATCTTTCCGTTGGTAATAAGAGATTGAAACAGGTTTTTCGATTCCACATTTACAGCACGGCTTGAACCATTCTCCATCCACGAAACGACATCCTGAATGAATTCGTTTGTGGGTGAGAGCGTCAACGAGTTCGAGGTTTTCGATTCGATTATCTTTTTTATTTTCATTCTTATGATGGATGAAAAATCCTTGTGGAACTGGGCCATTATGCTTTCTCCACACACGTCTATGCTGAAACTCTCTAGTCCCTGTTCTGATGTAACCTTTTGGAGTAATTGAACCGCTGCCATATTTTCTTCTAGCCATAGATCACCTTTTTGATCTATATCATACTTCACTGTAATATAACAGTCAAGCCCCTCATTCCTCTCACTAGATGAAGCCTTGGGGCAATAAAAAAAGCGGGAGGCGCCGCCGGAACTTGCTTCTTGTCCCGTCGGGCTTGCCTGATTCCATTTTGAATAAACGGAATTCTTTTTCTGGTGTAATTGAGGGCTCATTGAACCGCTTTTAAGCACTCCGCTTTGCTCATCCAGCATCTCCCCCGCTTCCTCATTAAGGATCACATTAGCTGGCCAGCGACCCTTGGGGTGACTAGACTGAGGAGGAACTTCTAATACGCCATTTTCTGGATTGTTGAAATTACCGCCTTTAATATTCTCAATATGAGTAGTAGATCTATTCCAAGATCCCTCAATTCTACACCCATCAATATTAATCCCAGCCTGTCCCCATTTCTCGGCGTTCTGCTTAAATGTACCATCACACTTCTTCATGGCCATTATAATAGGCTCGTACGCGGGCTTTAGGGCAGTACCATAGCCTTCGATCCCGAAATGATTGTGGCTTTTAGGAAATCCAGATCCGTAGATCCATGCAAGCGTATCCCTAATCTCCCATCCAGCATCTTCCAGACCAGCCATTTGTCGATGATGTCTTCTAGGCGAGCCGAACATCAAGATATGACCACCTGGTTTAACGATGCGCAGAGCCTCGGTTGCCATTTTTCGGATGAATTGTTGGAATTCGTCGCTTCGACGTTCATCGTATGTGCCTGAAACTGCGTTCGCCGAGTAAATTGATCTGTGAGTTCGATCCCACTTAGGAAGATACTTATAATCGCCTCTTTCATCGAAATTGGTTTTTTTAAAGCTATCCCAATCCTTGCCCATAAAATGCAATCCATACGGCGGATCAGTTACAATCGCGCTTATGGAATTGTCTTCCATTTTGCGCATTTCATCTAGGCAATCACCGCAGATTATGGTCATTTATTTACCCTTTTTATTTTCGCATGCCTGGCAACTGGTTCTCATCCAATAATCCCCCACCACCCCACCTCTCAGCTTCCCAGGAGCACCGCAAGACTCGCAAGTAACCTCACTGCGCAATTCAGCTTTCTCAATGATCTCGCTGATTTCATCGGTATGGGGAGTAATGTAAAGACGCAAGGTTCCATATTTCTCTTTGATTTGATCTATTTTAAAACCATCAAAGAACTCATCAATAGTATAGGGATTTTTATCCAGTTCAGCTTTAATCTCTGTTAGACAATCCTTTAACAGTTCAAACCATCCATCACCGCATTCAATACCGAACATTGTAACTAAGTTACGAATATTGTCCCTATCGAACAGTTCCGGATATATTTCGATTAATTGTTTTGATTTCTCAGGAGACATACAATAGCCCTATCGTTGGTTATGATACCTCCTGATACAGGAGGCTCAAGAATTATATCAACATCATTGCTGTCCAGGCTGTTGCTGTTGACCCTGCTGGCCCTGTTGACCTTGTCCTTGGGGCTGTTGCATTTGGCCGAAGAGCTGCATGACGAAGTCGTTGGATAAGGCTGTTTGTTTAGCATCCTCTTTCTCCCTGTCTTCGCCGATCTCTTGGGCAAAGTTCATTTTTTCTAGTTGATGAGCTTCTTGATCTATCTTTTGCTGGCCAACCATCCCTTCCACTTCCACCAGGTTTTTGAGCGCCTCCGTTTTGGCTTTGAGAGACATAGCCCTGTTGTGAGTGATTTCACTGAGGCGTTCTTCAAAAAGGCCAATATCCGCTTCAGCACGCCCATGCCTTTCGCGTGCGGTTGCAATCGACGCCGTTGCTTTGGCATATAACTCCTTAAGTTTAGCCTCTTCAAAGGCATGTTGAATTGTCTGAGCCTCTTGCTGGACGGCCTGTGCCTGCTGTTCCTGCTGCTGCAAGAATTCAATAGCTTCTTTTTTACCGGTGATATTCAAATGCGGAACAATCATGGAAGGTGGGAACACCTCGCGCCCAAATGCAGCGTTGATATCTAGAAGCGATTGAGCCTGCATGTTCTGTTGAGTTGGGGTCAATTCCCCCTCTTCGACGATTACTTGAAATTGAGAGAATATTTTGCTGAAAAAGAACTCTGTAGGCTCTTCCCCAATAATTAGCTTTATCTTCTCTGCGTTCCAATTGTTAAGAACAATTAACATGAGAACCTTACCTAGAAACTTTTTGGCTAAATCCCATTGATCAAAGTACTTTTGAAGCACCATTAGGTTAGCTGCTTGCTTAAGCATGGTTGTAAGGCTTGAGGCTTGCTTATCGTCTTGAGCTGACCAGTTTTCCAGGTCAACGCCCGATGTGCCGAATATAAGGCTTCTAAGCTGGTCTGCAAGGGCCATGTCAGATGCCGGCACTTCAGAGGGTATAATTTTCTCAACGTCGGTTAGCTCGTACCCTTCGTTGATGATGATATCCCAACCTTGTCCTGAACGCTTGAGATTGTCTTCATTACCCACAGCCCCAATCTTGCGTTTCCATCCAGCGTTAATTGTTGCTTCGCTAATGTCATGGTTGATGATAATACGGCGATTAAGAAGATAATTGGAATCACGCATCGTGCGCACAAGACCACGACAGCGAAGATCATAATAGTTAATATGAGGCTCATAATTCCAGAAAACAGGAACAAAAGGACATTCATTGAAACCTAGGGGGTTGTCTCCCTGATACATAAGCTGGTCGTTAAGTACCACTGCAAGTTTCCAAACGGGCACTTCAACGGACACCTCTTCTAAATCAGGGATGTTCATTAAGATTTGTTCTAGTTGCTGATCACCACCGGCATAATCAAAGAACTGATTCCGGGTTTTACTGTAGAGACGTTTCTTTTTTTGCTTCCATCTATACCAGACATATGATAAAACCATTAGGTCGTTGCGTGCCATGTTGTAGTTTTCAGGCAAGAAGTAGAATGACCCGTATCTTTGGGGGGTACCGGCCATTGGAGCAATGTTCTGGATTTTGTCGGGGAAACGAAATTCAGCTTCTTTTTTTGAAATATACTCCTGACACCAAACGAACTGGGCATCAGACATGTCGTAGTTGCGGAAATAGGGATCAACCAGAAACGAGTTGTATTCCCATAGCTTAACTTTTAATTGACCCTGGGCAGGATCATGACCATTGAAGTCCAAATAAGGCTGAAGGAGAACAAGGCCAGTAATACACGCCTGTTCACAGGCACGGCTAAATTGCTCGTGGATTCCCTCGCTGTTGGCTTCTGCGGTGATGAGTCGTGTGTACTGATCTGTAGTTTGACTGTCCGCCCCTTCGCAGGGGATATAGTTAAAACCCTTGCGGTGTTGTCTCTCGTAGCCAGTGACCATGTTGACGGGCTGTTGGAGTAAGTTGAAATAGAAGTTCTGGTAAGCGGAGCTTGGGGTAAAATTAAAATACCGGTTTATAAACGTCTGGGAGCCAGCGTAAAATAAAGTATCTATGTTCGATTGGTTCCAACGAGCCTGCTCTATAGGCTGAAATTTGGAATAAAGATTATCTAACCACTGGCGAACATTGCCTTGGTTTGGTTCTAAATCATTGTTCCAGGGTGGATAATAGAATGACAGAAGAGCCTCAAAAGTTTATTACTACTATTGAGGATATCTATATCATTAAAGAATTTATTTAGGCTAGAGAGGTAAAAATGCAGGGATTAGCCCTTTTCTTTGTCGCTACGGCGCTTATCGGACTCTTAACTACAATATTCTACATGCAAAAGAGAATAGATCTTCAAAATCAAATATTTAGAAACTACATTGAATCTATGCATGATGATCAACTAAAGATGTGTCAACAGATAACTAAATTAACTCAAGAGATAAGTAGTGCTATGTATGGACACGTAAATATGTGGAATGAGATAGATGTGCTTCAAAAGCAGGTCGAGTTTCTAGAGAAGGGGGAAGTCTATGACCCTAAAGTATCACACGAATAGGCTTATTCACGCTTAGATTCTGCGCTCTCGATTCGTTTTTTATTGGTATAAAGGTCGTTCCCTAAACAGTGGGGACATTGATTAGTTCGACAACTAGAGGAAAATGCTTTTGAACGCCTGTAGGGCTTTCTTTTTTCTTTCTTATGGGCAATCGCTTTGTCAAGACTCACATTATTACCCTTATCGGCTTATTTACCGGTTTATAGTTCTTATCTACATGACTAGCGTTGACAAACTGAGTAGTTGGCATATCCATCATGTGTTTAATATGGCCGTATCCCTCGTGAATGTGGCCGAATACATGAAGTTTTGGCCGTATTCTCTCTTGATAGAACTTTAAATAGAGTTCTTCACATCCTGCGTGTTTGATCTTCCCAGAATCATAGTCATAGCACTCATCCAGAATTCCGTGAGGGGGACCATGCGTCACTAGAATATCTACATCAGCAGGGATTAGATCCCACTTTTCTTTGATATCTGCACCCCTATCTTTCATAAAGTACCAGTCGCAGAAAGTTGGTGTCCAGGGGGAACCGTAGATTTTTAAACCTTCAAACTCTGTGCCCGAGTCACAGAGATAATCGGCATATGAACTCTGAAGGCCGGTTTCTATATTGAATGTAGAAAAGTAAAGGGGGTTTGGAGGTACATTTACCAGATCTCCATCATGATTCCCTGCTACGACAATCTTTTTTCTGTACTGCTGTTGATAGAGCCAATACTTGAACTCGCTATGCTCGAGAAAGGTATCCCTAGCCGTCAAATCCCCAGCAACAATCAGTAAGTCACCGCCGTCTAATTCAGGATAGTAGCCGTGAAGGTCGCTTATGCAGTCAACAATCACAATAACCCCTTTTCTTTTCTAAAGCATCGCATTGGTCATCAAAACAAAGGATCTCCTCTTCTAGAAACTCCGCATCTGTCCACTGTCTGACTAATCGGACAATATTACCGTCTTCATCGCGGAATATTAGTATATCCTTATCATCAATGCCATAGGTGTGATAATGGACAACGATAGGATCAGGTGCAAACAAACTTGTTCTAACTATTGCTTTCATTTTTCTTACCAAACTGTAGTTTAGCTTGTTCCAACACCTCGGCAAAGTCTTTTTCAACCTTTTCCCAAGGGACAGCACACATATCAAAAGCACTGACGATTATACCAAACATAGCAGATACTGTAACGCTTATATTTATTTTATTAAGGTTAACGCATTCCATGAATAGATCAGTTGCTTTGATAACCTCAGCTCGGTATCCAGGTGGAGGGGCTTCTTCTTCCATAGGCCTCAATTAATTACTTGTTTGTGTCTATAACCGCCCTTATGGACACAATCGGAATCATCCTTTTTAGCCCATTCGCCACTATCTTCCTTGGCCTTACGTCTTGCGTCATCCTCTTCCATCTGCTTCAATAGTCTTTCCAGCTGCTCTTTCAATGTGCTGTTTTCAATTCTGCTCATGCTCTTTCCCCTCTTTCATTCTATCTACTAAGTAAAGTGCGGAATAAGTTTTTAACTCATCCTTTAAAAACTCACCGTAAACCTCAGGTTTTGTTTTATCTCTCAGCAGTTGATTAAACATATACGTCTTAACAACTGCAATAGCCTTACCCTCTGTTATTCCCATACGTTGGAACATATCCTCTAAAGAGGCAGCTAGCTCCCTGATCTCATCTAAAAGTGGTAAGTTTTGATTATTATTGTAACTCGTCATAAACATCCTCATAAACTTCAATAAGATTTAGACACACGCGCCTAAACATCACCCTGTCTAATTTCATAAGTTCACAATAAGATATAAAGAGTGCTTGAGCTGCTCTCAATGATACATGTTCCGGAATATTGTGTTCTTTGCATGTATTTACAAAACTTTCGCTTATTAGCATGGCGAGCGCACTATCTTTATCTAAATCCATAGTCACTAACGCGCCCCATTTTGAATTGAGCAACACCCTTCTCAGCCTGTTTCTTCCAGATGTCATCAGGAGGTGTAAGTGTAGGTATCTTATGAGTATTAACAGCATACCTTAAAGCGTCTACCGCGTGATCATCTTTCTTCATTGGCTCATCATAGCCCTTCTCTGCTTGTTTCTCATCCCACACATACCCTTCTACCTCTCTAATGAGATTGACGCAATCAGAGCAAATAAACAGCTCCCCTGACTTCATTAGAGATGTCATCTTTAGAATCCCATTTTCAACATCGTTATCAGCATTGACAGGGTGCATTCCGCGTCGCTGTAAATCCAACTTAAAGTTAGCAGCAGAAGGGTCAACATAAATACACTTAACAGCGTAAGGCTCAAGCCAAAGTTTAATGTCGTCCGCAAACTCACTAGATGTCTTTTGCCTCTCTGTCTTCTTGCAATCCCAATAATATTCTTTTTCAACCCACATCATTTTGCCATTTTGTGCATATTGACCAGTGCTAACGCCAACAAGAACAGCAGCAAATGCGTTGTTTGTTCCGTAATCAATTCCAACAATCCAATAATCAGCACTGCGAGGAGGGCGAGCCACAACGTATATATTACGGTCAAAGAAATCAAATATCGCACCTTCAGCAAGACACCATTCCCCAAGGTAATTCCGTTTGTAAAACACTCCGCTAAGAGAGTTCTTTAAGCGCAGTTTATAATCATCATCGACAAAGGGATTATCTTCAAGAGTGAATTTGAGTTCATAATAGTTAGGATCACCTGCCTTTGCCTTGTCAATCCAGCCCTTAAGCTTATGTGATGGGCTAGAGGGGTTCATGGTGCCTATTAACATGCTATGGGGATTAGACAAGCGCGTAGATATCATATCGATGATTGAATCGGGATACAGGGTCATTTCATCGCAATAAGCAATGGACATTGTTTTTCCTTGAATGGCACCTATTGCCCCACTATCTTTGGCACCTACAGTTGATATTGTCTTGTTTTTATAGAGCAGCTCACGTTCCCCTTTACGCCATGTACAAAATGGTCTGAAAATAGCCAACGGGTCGGGCTCACCGTAAGGTTTTGGTTCTAAAATAAGACGAATTGCGTTATCATAGATAGTCGACGAGGTATGCCCAATGAACCATATTTGGCTATCGGGGCATTGATCTACCGCTTGCATGGCTCTGAACACAGTGCCTACCGTTTTACCGCATCTAACGGAACCATGTGCTAGGTTGATCTTTTTGACGCTATTTAGTATAAACTCTAGTTGCCTATCAGCTAGGATATTGGACATTGAAAACCTATTAAATGATTGAATGGAATGACCAACGGATACCAGGGCTGGTATATGTTTGCAAGACAAGGCAACATGAGAGCAATAACACGTAAACAATGGGAAGAAAAAATGGCTAAAAAAGCGATTAAAGGAACACTCCATGAAGCAGAAGTTGGGCCCTCTTTGAAGCTGTATCGGGTGTATGTAGATAATGACATCTATACTGATGTCCAAGGACATTTTTTAGAGATTAACGATGAAAGAGTACTATATATAATGTCATATGATGATGACCGAACGATGGCTGCATTTAGGGATTGGTCATATGTAAGGGACATTACAAATGATACCAACTAACAAAACACCGATACCAACACGCGCTCTTTGTAAGCTCTGCTTGACTATTGCCGAAAGCTACTTTGAAACAGATAGAGGAACATGCAAGTGCGGAGAGATAAGCGTTAAAGGGGGTTTAATGCCCGTCTACCGCGATACAACGGGAAACTTGTCTAATATGTCAATTATCAACAATGACGCTAACACACCAAGCATAGAGGGCAAAAGCGGTCAGAACACCGCAATAGAAGATCAAGTTCCAAATGAATCTCATTACTCTAGGAGTCGTCAGGATAGACTTTACGAGCTTAAACGCCTTATTGAGAGTGATATAAACTTGCCTAAACATGAGCATTATGAACCTGTGCGTAGAGTTGATCTTGTTAATTACATGGTAATTATTTTAGAACTATTAAAGCTACCTGAGAAAGAGGGCACATGACTAACGCTTGGGAATTGACTTCTAATGAGATGCCCGATGAAATTGATGAATCGATTAGAGATCATATTAGGAAAGTTCTTGCCGTATTTAATGGGTGCAAAAACTCAATTATTGTATTCGGCACACTGCAAGTTTGCATTGGTATCATTATAAGGAATTTAACAATGAGCGATGACGAAAAAAGGTTAGTAATAGATCAACTCCCAAGTGTAATAAAGCGTAATGCAGGGCTTTAATATGACTGACATCCCCGCTGCGCATTTAAAAGAGATTGAGCAATTAACTGAGCTGTTAAAGGAAGTAATTGATAGTAGAGAGATATGCGAACAACACCCACAGAACATATTAGTTGCTTTAATGAGAGTATTGAGTCATTACATGAGCAAAAACTATGGATATGATGGCGCGTTAGAGCTATTGCCTATATTCATGAAGAATGTACTTAATAGAGTGCTATTGTTCCATGAACAGATTAAGGCAACTGATTGTCAATCTGACGCTGATTGATTTGAGCTAATAGCTTCTCTTGATTAAGCTCTGCTGCTGAATGAGAATCATCACCCCTGTTTTCAGCTTTATCCCAACCGTATTTGTTACGCATTAGCATTTGTAAGCTAGCTGTATTTGCTTCTTTGTTTTTACCTTCTGCTGAGGCTTCAACAACACCTTCCCATTTTCCATAGCCCATAGCTTCTGCAAGTTTTTTCTCGTCGGGGTCGAATTCCGTGGGGTTCATGCGGATATATTTCTCAATAGTTTCATACGTAAGAGACACAGGATGGCTCATATACCAGGATCTTTTGCTTTTACCTTTAGCAATATGTGCGCAATAAGCTTTATAAGCGGTTTGGCGCAGTTCAGGTGTATCTAATTTAGTAGCATTCTTATTATTGATTAATGATTCGCTAGTGAAAGACATTCCTTTAACCCTTTATAATCAGTATCTACAAGAAAATGAATTTTTATGCATTGTTTTTATTCAATCATTAGGGTATTATGTTTCGCATAACGCAATGAAGCGTAGCAACAAAGAGGATAAAATGAACTGGAAGAAATACAAAATTTGCTTCAAGCACACCAAGGGAACATATCCTTTTGACTATAATTGGGATTATAGCATTCAAGAAGCCTTAAATTCTAAAGATGCTATTAAAATGGCTAAGTCAAGCTATGACAGGTTTATCAAATCAGGAAGAAATTATCCTCCAATTAAAGAAGTTAAGTTTTCAGCGATGCAAATTAATAATTAAACAACAAAGAGGAAACAAATGGGCACCAGAGCAACTTACAGAATTAAGGAAGCTTCCAACGACTGCGGATTTAATCGGTCGCAGTCAAAATATTTCTATATACATTGGGATGGCTACCCAGAGGGGGCAGCGGATTATTTCAAGCAAATGCAAAACAACTTAGAGATACTAAAGGTTAAGCATAGCTACCATGAAAACGGGGAGTTTGAATTGAAATTCGGTAAAGCGATTGTGGCATTCGGCATGATTGGACCTGCTGAGTTTACGGAAGATCATGAAGAACATGGAGATACGGAATTCCAATATAATCTTTTTTATTCCCATAAAACTGACAATTGGGAGGTAGAGGCAATCCAGATCAAGAGATGGAATGAGGACGGAGTTGTACGAGAAACTACGATATTCGACGGAACATTGAATGAATTTTTTGACAAATTTTATAAGAAAAAAGGAGCTTAGCATGAGCTGCGAACAAAACGTAAAGTGTGAAGAAGAATGCTTTGATATGTTTATAGAACTCGTACAAGAGTCCTATGACATTCAGGCCATGCTTTCCTATTGCTTTCTAGAACCCTATGAGCATTGGCATCTATGCGAGGAAGCGGGTTACATTTGGGATTATACCGATGACGACCATGTTTTTAATATCTTGTGGAATTGGGATATGGAAGGCATGTACAACGATATGGAAGGAACTATTAAACGATATTATGAGGAGAAATTTATATGAGCTGTGAACAAACTATTAAATATAATGAGAATTTAATAAAATTTAGAAAACTAATTGAATCGCAGGATTTGCTAAGGGAGGTTTACTGTACTCAAAATGGGATAAGTGAAAACATTCTTCGTGCACTGGATGTTTTATTTTCTGTAGCAATTAACGAATTTGGGAAAGAACATGATTTAGGATTTATTTCTGGAACAGCAAAAAAATGGTAACTAAATGACCAAATGGAATAGAATTTCAATTAACTTAAGCGATGAAGAACATGACTCCCTTAGAATGCTCGCTAGTCTACGTAGGGAGTCCGTGGCTAAGTTTGTTAGGTACTTACTGGATATACACATTAAGGCCAATGCAAGCTTAATACCGGTCATAGAAGCAATCAAAGCTTCTAAGTCTGCCAAACCCATTTAACTTTAACAACAATTTTGGGGGCTTCAACTTCTATTGAGGTTCCCAATTTGGCTACCGCTTGCGCAACTAGGTTTAGAATATTTGGATTATCTTTAGTTAATAATAAACCCTCGGGGCAGTGGCATTGCTCACTAATAGAAGTCGTGCCGTCTTTTACTTTAACTGTAATATCAATCATAGTAGATAACTCTTTTCCAGGCGGTTATTTTGTAATGGGACTTAATTCGCAATCCTTGCCACTTTCTACCGTCCCACCAACCAGGCAGCTCCTTTATCCTGTCTTTGATGCGTAACGTCATCATATCGCCCGTAATGGGCAAATAGAGGGGGTCTGTTACCCATTGTGCTTTATCTTTGGGCACGTCCGAATATTTGATTAAAAAGCTCTTTCCAGTCTTGGGATTGATCTTTCTCGATGTGCCTACTTGAATTATGTTTGAATCTTCTTTGGGCAACTTCATTTGTAACTATGGCAACCTTAGCTAATTGAACAGGTGGGAAGCAGTTTATTTCTTGGAGCATGATTTCTTCATTTTCTTAGCCTTTTCAATCAAAGGGTCGCGGACTTTTTCGTCAATATCCGCGAGCTTGTCATTTTTCTTTTCAGCTTTCTTTAATGTGGATTCAGCTTTTCTAATTTGCTTAGAAACTTTTCTCATTTTCTTATCCATATCAAATCTCTTTTATAACTGCATAAATGATAATCAGGATAACTAATGTATTCATGATGTTGAATCCATCTAATAAAACGCGCCAATAATCCATTAAATAGGCCTATTTTTTGTGGTGTTTCTTCATGCCTTTAGCTTCAGCTTCTTTGTGAGCTTCTTTCTTATTGGCTTTGTGTCCACCTTTCATTTCGTGCTCTTTCTTCTCGTGCTTAGATTCTTTCTTAGAATGCTTTTCTTCTTTGTGCTTTGCCATGGTATAAACCTTATGGGTTGTGATTTAATCCTGTTCTATCAAACAATATTTATAAATGCACTAATTTTTCATTAAACGGATGCGGTTGTGTCTATTTCTGTAGGTTGTGCTATTGGACATGAAATAGTCATGGGCTTTTTGTGGGTGGGCGTACCATCTATTATTAAGTCCATCAAACACCGCCCAATCTTTAGAAAGGTGGATTCTTCGGCAGTGCTGCGATAGTGTCGGAATCGAAATGTGTCCGATTTTCTCCGCACATAACTTTAGCAATAAATACCCTTCTGGAATCACTGTGCATTGGCCAGGTCTCAACTCGGCTGTCGTGCGTGGGGCTTGGTTTAGAATATGTTGGGCAATTGCGTTTATCACATCGTATGTTTCTTCATCTGTCCATACGAGACAGGTATCTTTATGGGTAAATACCTCATAGGCCTTCTTTACTGATTCAATGCTCATTTTTTACCTTTGTTTGACTTTCCGGCTTTACTTAACGCAATTGCTACAGCTTGCTTCTGCGGTTTTCCTGCGTGAACTTCGGCTGAGATGTTATCCGATATCACTTTCTTGCTTTTTCCCTTCTTCAACGGCATCTTTAATTCCTTGTAAATGTTCCTCAAAATATTCTTTGGCATCTTGCACGATAATCGATACGCCTCCCCTTTCGTCATAGCATTTGTAGGAGGAAACTACGCGCACGTTTCTATCATCTGTAATCACAATCCCTTTAAGACAATCTTCATAGAGTTTTTGCAGATTTGTGCAGTCGCATTTAGTGGGTATGATGTCTTGTTTCAACATAGCTTCCCGTTGCTTCTTAGTGGCAGACTTTGGAGGAAGGAAGGCAAATAAAAACACAATAGCGACGTATTTATCGTAAGGTTCCCCATCGTATTGAGTAGCGATATAATAACGCGCAGCTCTTTTGTCTTTTTCTCGCGTGTCGTAACAGTGGGTCTTTGACATTCTAGGTGCTGACCAAGGGACTGGGTCTAGGGGGATATACAGTTCAACTTTCACGCAAAAACCTCCGTGCTTATCCTTTGACGAGAGAAAACTGGGCTCTTTAGGGCCGAGATGAATCTCGCTTGTTTTAAATCTTCTGTTCTTGTTACATTAGTCTCACTTTCGTGTAGGCTGAGACTTGCTCTCTAAAAACACTAATATTTTGGCTCTCGGAATAGATAGCCTGGGTATCCAATCCCTAGAAGCCCTCGTTACACAATTGGGTGTAACTACCAGCATAAGGTCCCTCAAGGAGTGTAAACTTCTCATGGGATAAGCCTTCTGCTTTAGCTGAGGGAGTATTCACCTTTTGATAAGTGGTAAAGGATTTATTGTGAATAGTTATTTTTTTTAGATTGAAAAAAAGATTGTTCTAACTAAAATGGGGATGCTTCTACATATCTCTCACGTTTTGTTGATCGTGAAGATGCCCTCTGTAACGCTTGTGTTGCAGGGGGCTTTTTTATTTCTTTAGATCGTCGATACTAACCAGTCCATGGGTCACTTCTATGACAAGAAGCGCCACTTTCAATGGCCAGGATCTTTTCCCATTTAGATAATTTCTAAAGGCAGCTAAAGAGATTTTTAGCTTTTCTTCGGCGAAGTATTTCTGTGATAGCTTCTTGCGTTTGAGATATTCCCTTACATGCATAAATATGTTAAAATCCTTAATATGACTATGAATGTACCTATCCTATAGAATGAGAAGGTTTTTGTAAATAAGTACGTTTGTGGTTGACTGAAAATACAGCCTTCCCATAAACTGTGAGACGTTTTACAAAAAGGAGTGAAACATGTCAGAAGATTGGAAACCTGTTGTCATGACACAAAAAGTAATCGTTCAAATGGTTATGAATGGATGGAATAGAGAAAAGATAATTCAATGGTTTGAAAAAGATCCAATGATCAACTCAAATGCTGAATACAAAAATAACATGATGCAGTGGCTTGATAAAAATTTAAAAAGGAGTGAAACATGGAAATGAGCAGAGAAGAAGAGATAGAATTAACAATAGAAGCTATTTTTGAAGAGGAAAAGTCCTATTTTGATCCAGAAGACAGGCAGAGACTTAGTTACATACTATATAGAGTAAAGAAATGTCTTTTGGACGCTAACTAAACAAAAAATACTCCCCAAGGATTGCAGCCAAAGGGAGTACAACAAAAAGGAACAATCAAATGTCTGTCGTCGAAAACAATATAGATGTGGCCAATTACGATCAAGAGGTTTCCTATCACCAACAGGAAGCCAATTATCATCACCAAGAAAGTTTGAAGGCCTTTTTTGAGTATGAGCACCATTGCAAAAAGAGAATTCAACACGCTGATACCCTTTTCAAGCTAATGGCAAGCAGAAATCCAGAGGTGATCAATGCCCAAATGGTGTGTTAACAAGCTAGAAAATGAATATGTGGCTTGGTTAGAGATACTCTTTGTAAGTGCAACATGTGGACTGGACGGAGAGCCATGCGTGTGTTTTACATTTGAATGAGTGGTTTGAAGAAAAATTAGAAGATTATGCAGAATCTTTAGATGAAGAACAATATGTTATTTAAATTAAACAAAACAAAAAGGAATTAAATTATATGTCAATATTTCCAGAAGATAACAAATATGCAGGTAACACAGATTATTTCAAAGCTAAGATAGAAGGACGACCTTACAAAATACGGATCATCGGCCCCGGTGTTGTAGGTTGGGAAAACTGGTCTGAAGACGGCCGTCCTTCCTCTAGATTTTTAGCGGATAAGCCAGAGTTGGCCCAAATCCTTTAAAGCCCGTTCGTGAATTTACCGCTTTATTGGTTTGGAACTACGATTTAGAAAAAATACAAATCTGGCATGTTACACAGGCGAAGGTAAAGAAGAGCCTGGAGAAGATGGAAGGCATGAAGGGTGATGCAACCACCTATGATATGTTGATCACTAGATTTGGAGATGGAAAGGACACCACCTACACTTTAAAGGCTCTTCCTGTTAGTCATGTGCCCAACGAGGCTCTTGAGTGCTTGGAACTTGAGCCAGTCAATCTGTACGCTCTGTATGTAGGAAAAGATCCCTTTGTAGACATGCATGCAGGCCGGGAGGGTTTAGATGAATCAGCAATCGCTTAATGAAATGGATCGTGAGTTGTGGCTTGAATGGAGACGGGGAGGCATTGGCTCTTCGGATGCAGCATCTATCATGAAGCACCCGGAAGCTTTTGGTACTCCCTTCCAAGTGTGGGAAGAAAAAGTGTTTGGCTCTACAAAGGAAGATAACTTTGCAATGCGCCGAGGTCGTGATTTCGAAGAAAAGGCGCGCCAATGTTACATCCGGAAGACAGGCATTCAGGTAAAGCCGGCCAATATAATCCACCCGGAATATTCCTGGATCAGATCGTCTTTTGACGGGTTAACTGAAGATGGCAAACGCGGTGTCGAAATAAAGATATCCGGTAAAAAAGACTACGGTCTTGCATTAGAGGGAATAATATCCCCTAAGTATGACATCCAAATGCAACATCAATGGCAAACGGAACAACGATTAGAGCAGCACGACTACTTCAGCTATAATTTGGAGGAAGATGACGGCGTTATTATCCATTCCGAACGAAAGTCCGACTACATTGCGGAACTATTCGCAGCTGAGCAAGCGTTTTGGCAAATGGTTCTCAGTGGTGAAGCTCCTCCGTTAATGGAAAGGGATTATGTTTCTTTGGAAGGGGATTGCCTACTTCTAGAGTTCATTGAAAATAGACGGCTACTAAAGACAATGGAAGAGCGCGACAAGCAGCTTCTAGAGCATCTTAAAGTCAACGCAGGTGACAGAAGCTTTAAAGGCAATGGCGTCAAGCTTACCAAAAGTGTGTGTCGTGGCCCTCTTGACTACAAGAAGGCCTGTGATGACCATAAGATCGCTTTGGACAACTACAGAAAAGCTTCTTACGTAAAATGGACATCTTCCGGTATATAGAGGATGTCAGTATTTGTTTTCATTGTTTCCTCCCGGACTCCTTGTGTCGCAGCAAGGGGTCTTTTTCAGTCATCCAAAATGAAATCTACCAGCTTATTTATGATCTCTTCTTGCTTTTCCAGCCGTTTTTTGATCTCATAAATCTCGTGAAAGTGCAATTTTACCTGTTTTTTTGTACTTCTTTCAGTTTCTTGGTTAATTTCTGCTTCAATCTGTCTCTTTTCATTTTCGAACAGGGATAATTGCACTGTTTTTGAAGGAATTGCCATAAGTTACCTATATTTTACAAAAGTTAAAAATGCTTTAAACAATGTAAAAAACGGTACCAGAGAGAAAAGATTTGCTGCAAATGATTTGTGTGGAATAGGCTAGAAATAAAAAAGGTTCCCCACCCCGCCAAGGAAAAAGGAACCTTAAACTGAACGTTTAATACTAGAACGTCAGTGATCTTAATCCAAATGATAGATTAAGAGGAATAAAAAAGAAAAGTTTAAATCGGGCGGGGTGGGGAGTCACAACCTATAGGTGATTCTCGTGACAGTAGTAAGAGTCAAAAAGACCGATAATTTCGTTACTCTCTATAAAGCTTAGTACTCTGCGTTGATACCACTGCTT